AGACTTATGAGAATCTAACAAAAAATGCCTGGACAAGAATTTATCATACTATGGATCTACCATCGTCAGGAACAATGACTCCCTATCTTAATGTTGTTCACACGGGATCAGAAAAAACATATTCTCTTTACCAATTTTCTGTAGGACAATGGTCAGAACAATTTAATCATGAAACACAGGGAACTGTCCCTATACCCTTTACATCAATAACGGGATCGGCAGATCTTAACTTTGCAATAGGCGGTACTCTTTCTGCATCACCATCACTATTTGATACAACTATATCTGATGCATATGGATTGTCTGACGAATATCGTGGATATTATTTTATAGAAGACAATAAGATGCTTGCAAAGAATACCAAGCTTCCAATGGTCTTTGGCTCTGGAGACATTACAGAAATATATTCGTCATCATATAACATGCCTTCAATAGTATTTCCAGGCCGTGGATTTTTGCACAATGATGGTAAATATAAAGAAATGACAGCAGAGTTCTGGTTAAAAATATATCCAGAGGTAACATCGAAAACAAAAATATTTGGTCCAGTAGCAAGTAACGATGGTTTGTATGTTGATAAAGAATTTATTATTTTAAGAATTGGTCCATACGAAAAATCTTACTATGTAGGAAAATGGTACAGGCCAATGCTTATTGATATTAGATACACAGAAATATACATGAGCGTTCTTATAAATGGAGACTTAGTTATTGAGCAAAATCTTATATCTAGAGATGTTGATTTTCCAGAATCTGGTGCCCTCAGTAATGACTGGGTAGGATTTTATAGTACATCAGAAATTAAAAAATTTGAAATAGACTGCTTGGCAATATATCCATATGTTGTTCAAGAACAACTTGCTAAAAAGAAGTTCGTATATGGTCAAGGCGTTGGCCCTGCAAATGAAGTAACAAGAAAGTTTGGTTCTACATCCGTTCCTATTGATTTTTCATTTGCCAAATATTCTCATAATCTTATATACCCAGACATGACAAAGTGGTTTGCTGGATTTTATTCGAATATAAATGCTGATTCAAAGTTTATTACTCTTCCTACATATGATTTGCCAGAGATTAGATACTTTGGTCAGGATTTAACAGCATTTAATGTTGATAGGCAAAGAAGAAGTTGGCAGGGAATTAGAAGTAGAACATGGTATCAATGGCTTTCAAGTGTTTGGCGACAGCTATCTTCTGCAAGAGAAATTGAACCATTATTTGATAACTTTACTTTCCAAGAAGATAGGGAAGATGACTTTTATATTAAACTAAAGCCAATTAGTACATACAACAATGTCTATGGAGCAATAGTATTTGATTCATTAAATATTCTTTCAGACCCCATCAATTCCTTGTTTGGATTGTTTTCTTTAAACACATCAGAACTTACAGAAATTGATTCTGGAACTGAAGCAACAATTATGCACTTTAAAAACAATGCTACGGGAGATATCTTCAAAATTATATTTGATGACTCAGACAGCAAAATAAAGTATATTTATAACACAACAACAATCAAAAGTTTTGACTTTACCCCAGGGGCAGCAGATACGCATTTCATTGCTGGAATAAAAATTGACACACTATCAACATCGTATGCTGCAATAATTAAAAAGTTTTTCTCTGTTCCACAAAACATTAGATTAAATGTCGGTGGAAATGAAGAAGATCAGTTTCCAGGAAAAATCTATAGAATGACTTTTAATAATAAATTCTTTACCAGAAAAGATCTTTCCACATATTTTGATAGCCAGGGTGTAGGATATTATGATGACTCTATTCAGCTATCTTTAAGCGATGAACCATTTGATTATGTTGGAAACTATACCATGTTGTTTAAAAAGGCAAACAACTCCTTAATTATGGACGTTGCATGTTCTGGTTACTGGGAAGATTCTATTCCTCTTTCTGCTCTAGGAACATATGTATTAAACTCAAATGGTCAAAGAGAGAGCTACGATCTAGACTTTTTACAATTCAATATTGATTATCCAACATCAATAATTGCACAAGACTCTTTCGACTCTCAAGAAAATTTAAAAACTTATGTAACGCTACAAAACTATGAAGACGTAGGCAAGGTGTCATATTCAAATTACACAGTAACTAAGAATCTAGATTCTAATAGGTATGTTGATTTTGAAAATATTTCATCAAATATTGATATTACAAAATTTAATGTGGTAAACGATACTATAATTTTTGCTCCTAAAAATATCATTGATTTTAACAATGCACACATAACTATTCATATGGAATTAAAGTCCCCAGGAATAAATACATCTCCTGTAACAATACAAAGAATGTCTATTGCTTCCCTAGCATATGATGAAGCATCACTATATCCAATAACAACTTCTACGGGAAACAATCTATATCCATTTAGTAGAGAAGGAATATCTTATATAAATAAGGCAAAAAATCCATATTTAATTTATAAAGATTCAACACCGTATCTTTATTTGACAGGAGACTCTGGAATACAAACTATTCCTTATCCAACACTAGAAGATACCGCATCAGAATCATTTAGAAGAGGAATATCAATACCACTCAATCAAGACAGAAAATCAGACTATTCTATGCACGGAATTCATATGTGGTCATTCTATAATAAGGCAAAGCAGTTTAGCTCAAGAGAAAGAATGCTTTCCATTTCCTATCAAGATACTAGGTACGACCTTTACATAGAACCAGAAACAGGTGGCAAAAGAGCAAAACTTGTTCCGTATCTTTACGGACTACTTTCCGATACGTTAACAGAAGAACTCGTAATGTATCAAAATGGTATTAAGCAAGATGTTTATATAGAGCCACTAACTTGGTCGCTTATCACAATACGTTTTGAAAATCCAGTAACACTTGATGCAATTAGAGGTCAATTAGAAATCTACCCTGGAACCTTATTTAATAATATAACGGTATTTGAAAGATCAATTTTAAGAAAAGTTGACGATGTTTTTGAATCTCATTTAGGATTATCAAACATAGTTGCTCAGGACTCCTCCACTTTATCTGTAAATTTTGAAGAAGTAAGTGTATATAGTGACATTAAGTGGACAACATTTAGCGGAAAACCCGTTTAATATGGTACAATTAGTGTCATGAATATGCCTCAACCCCGAATAACTGTCATTGACAAGCAGGGTGACGACGGTATATATGTCTGGAGAACACCAGAAGGAAAAATAGTGGACGATGGAAATGGTAATATCATGAATATTCCAGCCCGTCGTGGTGATATTACTGCTATTTCAAAAATAACTAAAGCTGCTGCTCATTACGGATTTTCTGAGGGCGAAGCAGTATTTAGAGCAGGACAAAGAAGAATTACAGAAGAAGAGTATTCTGAGCAAGTCGATAGAATGAGAGAAGGATTCATTCCTAGCGAAACAGACTTAGGTGCTTGGTATGATGCAGAAAAGGGAATAAAGGCACATGGAGAATGATGATTACGAGGGTAGAGCAAGAATTGACAATCCTCAGTCAAATAAGATAACAAAGTTTGATCCGTTTAATGCTGATATAGAAACAGTTAAGTCCTATAGCGGCCTTCACCCTAACTTTAAGCGTCGTGTTTCTAGACTAAATAAAGTTTGGACAGGACAAGACGGGGCAAAGTCAAAGCAGCTAATTCCAGATATGGATATTACAACTGCATATGGACTGTTTGATGTTATTGTTCCAACATACAATCTTGATGAACTTGCTAATTTTTATGAAACAAACTTTGCGAATCACGCAGCAGTAAATGCCAAGGTATCAAACATCGTTGGACTTGGATATCATCTAGAGGCAACTCCTAATCTTATGGATAGAATTGAAGATGCTGGCAATGATGATCAAAGAATGCGTGCACAAAGAAAGGCTGATAGAGCAAAAGCCATGGTTATGGAATGGCTTGAAGATCTTAATGATGAAGATACTCTTACTCATGTTCTTGAAAAAACCTTTACTGATTATGAGGCAACTGGTAATGGATATATTGAGGTAGGAAGAACAACTTCTGGAGAAATTGGATATATAGGTCATATTCCTGCAACAACTATTCGCGTTAGAAGAGAGCGTGACGGATACATTCAGGTAGTTAATCAAAGAACAGTATTCTTTAGAAATTTTCAAGATGTAAAAACACCAAATAATGTAACAACAGATCCACGACCAAACGAGCTAATTCATATTAAGAAATATACTCCTCGTAATAGTTATTATGGAGTGCCAGATATCTTGGCTGCCTCTACATCACTAGTAGGTGACACACTTGCTGGTCGTTATAATATTGACTACTTTGAAAATAAGGCAGTGCCGCGATACATAGTTACTCTTAAGGGTGCAAAGCTAAGTACAGATGCAGAAGATAAGCTATTCAGATTCCTTCAGTCTGGACTTAAAGGGCAAAGCCATAGAACACTTTACATTCCACTTCCTGGAGATACGGGAGACAATAAAGTAGAGTTCAACATGGAGCCAATTGAAAACGGGGTACAAGAAGGCTCGTTCGAAAAATATCGTAAGTCCAATCGTGAAGACATTCTTATGGCACATCAAACACCAATTTCTAAAGTTGGCGGTGGGCAGGGAATGTCTATTGCTGCTGCACTAGCGTCAGATCGCACATTCAAAGAACAAGTTGCACGACCAGCACAAAGAACACTTGAAAAGGTAATTAATAAAATAGTAAAAGAAAAAACAGACATGTTTAACTTTAGGCTAAATGAATTCACATTGACAGATGAAAATACACAAAGCCAGATTGACGAAAGATATCTCAAGACTCAGGTTATTGTTCCAAATGAAGTAAGACAAAGAATGGGTATGCCTGTACGAGATGGTGGTCAGTCACCAGTTGAACTAACAGCACAACAAAGAGCAGAGTCAAGAGCACAAATTACTGGAGATAGACAAAGAGATACAGAGCGTCAAAATAATGCTACCGACTCCCCCGCAACAGAAACTGGAAGAAATCCAGGTGGAGAAGGCAGAGTAACTGCATAATTTTATAAAATTGTGATAAAATACTATAAACATAGTATATAATGGGTTTGATATGGCTAATTTTGAAAAAGCTTATTGGAGCACAGACGGCAACAATATTTCCGTCCGTATGCCTATTAGTAAGGTAGACAAAGACAGAAGAATTGTTTCAGGCTGGGCTACAACAGACAGCATTGATAAACAAGGCGACATTGTAAATTCTGATGCCTCGGCAAAGGCTTTTGATGAGTTTCGCGGAAATGTTCGTGAACAACATACTCCACTTGCAGTAGGCAAGGTTGTTTCATTTAAGCAAGACAAATATTTTGATAAAAATAACGACGAATTTTATAATGGTATTTATGTAGACGTTTATGTATCTAAGGGAGCAGAAGATACCGGCATAAAATTAACGAAGGCATCCTTACTGGATTCTCAATTGGTGGAAGCATTAATGACTCAGAAGAAATGTACAACAAGCAACTTGATAAGCCAGTTCGGGTAATCAAGGACTACGATCTTTACGAGCTTTCACTTGTTGATAATCCAGCAAATCCAGACTCTAACATTGTCTCTGTACAAAAACTTAATGCTACAGAAGAGAAGGTAGAAAAGAATTATCTTGAAAATGTATACTGGTGTCCAACTAGTGACAATGTTATCTTAAGTGATAAGTCAGATTATAGTTGTCCAGATTGCAGTAAGCACATGACTAACATTGGTTTTGTAGAGAGCAATGATGTAAATAAAGCAGAGGTCGTAAAATCTTTGATTACATCATTTGAAAAGGTTTCAGATGGAAAATCTGATAAAAATAAGGCGATTGACGAAGACATAGCCAAGTCAATTGCTGACGAAAATATTGAAAAGGAGGGAAGTAACGTGGGAATTCTAAATAAAAAGTCTTCAGAAGAGGCTACTCCAATTGAGAAGTCAGAGGACGCTGCAGTAGAAGCAGAGACTGTTGAAGAGCCTGCTGAAGAGACAACAGAAGAAGTTGTAGAAAAAGCAGAGGATGCAGCAGAAGATGTTGAGGCTGTAGAGAAGTCAGAGGACGCTGTTGAGGACTCTGCCGAAGAGACAGTAGAAAAGGCA